GAAGATGATGTACCAGATTGTTGTGGTGCGGTAGATGTGCTACCTCCTGTCTGATAATTTTGTTCTGTTCTTGATTGGAACTCTGCGGTGTAACCCGCTTGTTGTACGTTCATATTTTGAGAAACATTTGTCGTTTCAAGGACTAATTTAAATTTAAATCTACGACCTTTAAATGTTCCATTTGCAAAATTATTAAATGCACTAAAACTACCTGATGCTGTCTGTGATGTTGCTACTTGTATTTGACAGTTTGCCTCATCTGCTGCTTGACCATCAAAATTTCCATTTATAGCATAATCATCCCAAAAAGAGCCACTTGGAATTAAGGTTTCTATATCTGTCCCAATAACAAATCCAACAGATCTAATAACTCTTTTTAAGTCAAGAGAAAAAACAGCACCTAAATCTAAAATATCTTTAAATGCGTACTCTCCTGTTTTGTTTGTAGCTGGATTTGTAAGTTGCAAAGCACTGGTTGTGTTGTTAAATGTTGTATTTGTATCTGTACCTTGAAATGGAGGATTATCTAAATCCTCTCTATCCTGTAAGATTACCTGAGTATCTATAAGATCAGGTAAATCTTGAATTATAGAAGCTTCACCAACACTGAAGTTTCCTTGGTCATCTTGAAACTTAAGAATATACTCTCCTTCTAAAGATGGCACAACAACATCTGTAGTATTACCAGCTAACGCAGTAACAAGATCAACTGAGTTTTGAAACGTACCACTGCCATCAGTTAAGTTACTATGCCTTACATAAACTCGCCCTCCGTGAAGAACATCAGGATCTACAGCTTTTGTCCATCTAAGTCTTACTAGTTTATTAGTAATTGGCTCCATAGATAAGTTTTGAACATTATCTGGCGGATCTGTTTTACCTACTGCATTAAAAGTTAAATCGGTTGATGTTGCTGATAATTTAAGAGCAGCATTGTAAGAAAAAACTCTAAACTCATACGTTCCAGCCTCGGTATTTAATATTTCAAAATCAGGTCTAAATACAATTTCACTTACCCAGTTTGTATTGTTAAATCTATACTGAACAAGATACTGACTAACACCTGTAACAGAAACCCAAGATAAGATTAATTTAGTAACAGCAAGAGCATTCACTACAACTATTCTTTCTGATGCCTGTAAGTTTGCTGGTGGATCTTTTGGTTCATTAAGTAATGATATATTTCTTGTAGGTAAACTAATACCTTGCTCAATATTGTTATATTTACCATCAATATAAGTAAGAGCTGTTATTGCAAAATTGATATCATCTTTTTCTTCAACTGATATAACCCTAAAAGTTTGAGCTTCTAAAGTAGAACTTTGAACAAGCCAAATACTATTTACATTAGGTGTTGAAGACAAAGCAGAATTTAAACTAATTACACCATTTACTATTCCTGTGATATTTTTTGTTTCTACTGATCCATTAGGCAATATCACACTACATTTTTTATTAATTCCTGTAAATGTACTCAAGTCTTTTACATTGTCAACTGTTATAGCAGTAGTTGTAGCCGATTTTATACGGCCACTTCTACGTTCTCCTCCCCTTACTAGATCGTTAATAGAGATAACAGATCCAGGTCTGACTATCGCTCCAGCATCTATTGATGTTGTAAAACTTACTACCTCAGTTTCCTGTTGCTCACTAAATAGTATTGCTTTACCTAATCTTTGAGCCTGACCACGAGAAGTACAGGCAAATGCTTTTACATCTTTTTTAATTATTCCTAACTTATTTTGAGCAGTGGTATCTTCTACGACCTCATAATCTATTTCTCTGCTATCCATATTGAAATAACTGACATTTATTACCGTATGTCTTTGTTTTAGACTACTGCCTGAGTAACTGAACCCACCTTCACCTACATTTGCCAAGCTGAACAGATAGCTTGGATCGGTAGGTCTATCCTGTGAGATAGTGACAGAACCCTCAGACCAAATAGGAAAACATCTCATCACTCCTGCTAGTTCGTTTATCAAAGTAAATGCTTCTGTTGATCCCTGTATATTTACATTGCAGCTAAATCTAGCTTCCTGTCCTCCAAATCCATCATCTACTAACTCATTGGCATACTTACTAGCAGCAATAAAGCTGAATAAATCTAGGTTGCTGTCCGTAATATGCGTTCCAAATCCGTACCTTTCAGTTGTGAGGAGGTCGAGTAATATTAGACTTGGGCATGAGCACCATTGGGCTGCACCCATCGTTCCATTAAAAATGTAGCCACTTGGATAAATAATTCTTCCTGTCTGTAAATCAACAGAAGGAGTACCAGAACTAGAAGCACCTGCACCTGGTATCCTTACCTTTACACCACGAATACGAAAAGCTCTTTTTGGTATAGAGCTAAATTGCTCTGAATCTATCCTTAAATTTGTATATGCACTATTTGGATAAGTTTGTTTATCATCGACAATCTCACTAATACTTGTCCATGTAAAAGCATCAACAAGTTGGGTCGAACTACTATCTGCGGTAACTCTTACAACTCTAATATCAACAGGAAAAGAACCTGTAAAGGAAACACGATATTCTTTTTGGTACGCATCAGCAGTTCTACCTGTAATCGTGTCATTGATTACGTCTGTAAAACCACCGCTATTGTATTGAACTTGTATTTTTAAATTAACAGAAGAACCTAATAAATCACCTTCATCTGTAGCTTTTTGTAGCTGCGGAAATGTAATAGTAACTTTCGCAGCATCAACGGCAGTATTTGTTATCTGACGAGTGACAGGAGAAGAATTTGTAACTGTAACTCCTACAGCAGATGTTGATTGACTTCCTTCTATACCTGGAACATGGGTTTGGTTTGATGTTCCAAATCGAGGTGTAAAACCTACATTTTGAAAATTAAAGTCTGATGTTTGTGGATTTGTATTACTAGCACTTGCATTAAGAATAGGAGTGTCGTTTAAAAATATATCTTTTAATGCAGCATTGTTATAAGCTGTAGATCCTTTAGAAAGTCCTGCTTTTGATGGAGTAGCAAAACCCTCTATCTCTCCTTCAGATAATAAATCCTGTATTGATGCAAACTGCCTACTATTTAAAGTATCTGGAGCTCGAAAAGGAGGAGGTGGCGTGGGAGGAGGTCCACCTGCTCCTCTAATAATTTTATCTGTCATGCTGATACCTGATTAGTGTCGATTCCTGCTGAAATCACTACTGATCCAGTAATAATCTCTCCATATACAATTGGATGGCTAGTTCCAGCACGGCTTGTATTTTGCACCCCAGAAAAACTAAATGAAATTCTAGGATCCTGTTCATTATTAAAATCTTGTGGTTGCTGTTGCGGATATAACATTTCACTTACACCCATAAGTGTAAGACCAATACCAATATTACCTGCTAATGCACCGATACTGAACTTACCAGCCATAGCACCAGCAGCACCGAAACCTAATTTTCCTCCAGCTAAAAATCCTGCTCCAGGAGCGGCTATTGCTATACCTATTAAGGCAATCCCTAATAATGTTTTACCTGCTCCTCCTGCACCTGTAATAACAGGCACAATACTTATATCAGACTTACCTATAGGATTATGTATATCTTCTTCACCCATTTCATAATTATCAACAATAACTTTATAATATTTATTTGACATATGTTGTTCTAATTTTGGAAAATTACTTACTAAAAATCTTATTGCATCAGCAGTGGAAGTTATTACTGCATCAAGTTCTTTATGTCCAATAAACTCTGCGAGTTCTCCGTATAATTTAACTTTTCTGAGCATAACGATACCTCTTACCAGTACATTTTAACAACCACTCAGAATATGGTTCTCTACAAGATAGTCTATCTGCTAAATGATGTAAAACCATATCTCCAAGAAAA